TCATAATAATTTCTTCAAATATATTATACTATAATGCCGAACAAGAAAATAAGAGGTGGATTTGCTCTAGCTAATGTAGTACCTGGTGGTATGACTCCGCAGGGAATGCCAAATTCTATCACTGCTGGTATCCCAGCAAACTCAAGCAGCTCCGGGTCCCATTCAACATGCAAAGGAAGACGACAATTTGGAGGGCGACGTTCCACCCGCAAAGGCGGTCGACGTTCCTCACGCAAAGGCGGGCGACGTTCTTCACGCAAAGGCGGGCGACGTTCTTCACGCAGAGGTGGTGGTGGTGTCTTAGCTACGGCAGCATTACCATTTGGCCTTTTTGGACTTCAAAGACTTTTTGGGAAGAGATTCACGCGCAAACTGCGAAACATGTTTTAAATACTTTCTGCAGAAAAACAAGACCATAATAGATGCTAATGGTCTTATATAATACATAATATTGTCCTGGTGGCTCAATATTAAATATAATTACGAAAAGTATTTAGTATTAATAGTTTAAATAATGTATATATAAATGTCTTTCGAAGAATCTATACAAAGTTGGGTAACTACTGACAACAAGATTCGTTCATTAAACGAACAGCTTAAAGCACTGAGGGAAGAGAGAAATAACGCGAATGAAACAATTATGGAATATGTTGAAACAAATAAATTGGCAAATGCGACCATTAAAATATCTGACGGAAAATTACGATTTACTTCTGCACGCCAAACAGCACCCCTTACATTAAAATATTTGAATGAATGTTTAACAAAATGTATTCAGAATGAGGAACAAGTTGGTCTTATCATGAAATACATAAAAGAATCACGAAATGTGAAATATATGCCCGACATTAAAAGATCTTATGAGAATAACTAAATAGAATAATGTGCTATGTAAATATATACACATGACACTTAAATCAGATGATTTAGTTTTTAATACCGATAAAAATGGAGTTATCACCGCAGGTGGGTTTTCTGTTAACTCATGCTTATTGAAGTCTGGTGTTAGTCCCATAACCACGATAAATAACGGTTCACAAAAGGGTGGTAGTGTCAGCGCGATCTTCAATAATCTTGCTGTACCCGCAGGTCTTTTATATATGCAACAGAGTCTGGCAACAGCCTACTCGCCAGAGAATGGCGATGAAACGATATCTGATACTCTGTATGATAAATTATTAAATTTAGCATCAGATAAACCAGAAATTAAAAAGAAAAAGAAATCTCGGAGAAATCGTAAAAAAGCACCGCAAAATAACACACGTCGCAGAAAATAAAATTTTGTTATACGCCTATATATAAGTTATAAATCTCAAAAATGGCGTCACGCGATGAATGTATTATATGCTTCAATGAAACATATGACAGCGGCGACCGGGTAACGATTAATATGGAAGTAGATGAAATTGTTTCTATTGTCAAAACTTGCAAGTGCAAATTTAAAGTTCATGAAACATGTTTTCTTAAATGGATCAAGAAAAAACCCATTTGCCCCTACTGTAGAGAGAAGGTCTTGGTTAAACCAAAGTTCCAGAGGCTAACCGTCATTAAAACTGGCTTTAGATGCAACCTTCAGAGAATCCAGGGATTTATATTCTTGGCATTTATAGGTTTGATGGCATTTGTTATAGTAATCTCCGGTAGTTAGTAACTTTCCTAATAATATGAAATTAGGAAAGTAACACTTTATTTATATTATGCTCCAGTTGTTATAGTTGAACGGAGCTACAAGAATTTCTGGCAATTTATCTCTCCAGTAATCCACTTTCTTATCGAATGCGATCTCCTTATTTGTAACAGGATACAGAGGAGTCTCAGCCATGAGCTGTGATTCGTTCTCAGTAATCTTGGGTTTGTATCCAAAACAATTGATACCAAAACGCACAGCCTTGTTGTCTATAAATCCACCATTTATTCCAGGACGACCGCAGTCGTGTTCGTGACCCTTAATAGTTTGCAATTTCTCCCATTTATCATACTGAGTTGGGTACAGAGCCATCTGTCCGTCAGACCATCCAAAGCTACACCAGTCAGCACCCTTATCATATGCTTTATCTATTTCCTTATATGTTGCTAATCTACCTCCATAAGCTTTGCACACAGCTTTTGAGTTACTGTAATTATATTTATTCCCTGGAATATGAAATACTTGTTTTTCAAATTTTAATTCGGGAACTGTCGTTTCTTGGTCTGTCTGACCTCCAGCCATATCATCAGGGTCAACAATGATATCTATCTCAGGAGTATCAGAAAAAAGGTTTTTTATGCTTGCTGTAATATCAACATTAAAGATATATGACATACCATTCAACAGAATAAGCACAACGAATACTCCCCATAAAAGAATCTCTACAAATAGCATTCCAGACCTTGTGGATGAATTCGATGAACTTCCATTAGAGACTCCTAAAGAAGCGAATAATACATAATATCCAATTATTATTACGCTTAGAACAAGAATAACCGTGGGATTTATACTCGCACTATTTAAAAAAGTATTCGCATAAGGCATCCCTGTGATTGAGTTTAGATTAACTTCCATTATATATATAATTTCATTTATTATTTTTTCCTGTAGAAGAAGCAATATGATTTGTGGGAAATAACATGTTTTTCAGCAACTTCTTTGACTGTAGTATCATTAAACTCATACCATATTCCATTAGCATTTTTAATGAATGCGGTATAATGTCCGCCTAAAACACCACCAGAGTGGTTGCAAACAGCATAGAGATCATAAATATATGATTTTTTATTATATCCCTTGACATATTTTGAGAAATCCGCATCTACAAAAGGCGCGGTGACAACATTGTGCAATTTTTTTGTATGACCGTTCCACCTTTTGAGGTCGATAATAAGAATATTCGGAAGGCTCCAGAATATAATGCCTCTATTGACATCTTCTTTCTTATTCGTTTTGCTATTCATCCAAGCATTATCACCTTCGAGTTTTTCTTTTTGGCAGTAAAGGTCCATGCAGTCAAGGAGAGATGGACTTTCAACATCTGGCAACGGAAGACTTATCACAGAAAATGGTTCAGGTGTTAGACTTAATGACTCGTTTCCTTTCAACGATGAAATCTCTGAAACGTGGATACCATAAAAGATGCCAAGCACTTCAGAATATTCCTTCTTATACATATTCTTCATCATGTTGTAACATGTTTCCGCCAGTTTGTCTGTCTTATTCATAGCTTTTCCGGTGATGTGCATATCTACATCTCGGGATAGTGAAATATGAAAGCAGTCTATAATAAATAACAAAAACTCCTGTAAATCATTCTGGGCGTTTCCAGTAAATAAATCACGGTCTTTTAGCATAGATACTTTCTGGACGGCTTTCACAAATCCCCAAGGCGCAATCGTACAGTTATCACTCCACATCATCTCACGAAGTTTATCCCATTCAAGTAACAACACAGAATCCGCAACACGGTTTATTTTTCCTTTGTACTCACCTTTTTTAAGGAAATCATTCAGCTCATATGTATGAGAAAGTATCTGCATACACGAATTAAGATAGCATGAGTTTCCAACATTGGCTAAACCGGTTAATCCTTTATTTTTATAATTGTTAAATTTATTATTTGATGGTTTGTTCATTCAACCGACTAATTAATACTTCTAAGATTTATTTAAACACTTTTGTATTTATACTTACATATGGATACGCGACCAGATACGGAGTTGTTGAGAGCCTATATGCATACTCTTTCTTCATCAAGAGTTTCAATGAACAATATGTTAAACGTCATCATCCAACAAGACCGGAATATGCAGAGCATTATCTCTATGACACAACAACATCGGCACCAACTTAGACTACGGGATTCTAGGAATAATGGAATAAATTTCTCGAATGGTTCTGATGATCTGCTGCGGTCCGCGCAGAATATACCTAATCATAGAAGAACAAATACGTCTACTCGTGGTGGTGTGTCGCAAAGAGAATCCGAAAATATTAATAATAGAGTTCCTGAGACATATATGTCCAATAGAAGATACCATATGGAACCTAATCATACTCATTTTTCTACAAATGGTACATCCGTTCATCAACCTGTTCATCAACCTGTAAATATGTCTCTTCATCAACAATGGTTAAATTCGGTTTTGAATAACGTTGAATCTCTTACTCCGGTGAATGTAAGACCCACAGAAGCTGAAATAGATAATTCCACAGAGGAAGTGAGATTTGGAATCGTGTCAAATCCAGTTAATTCGGTATGTCCAATAACACGAGAAAGATTTGGAGAGAATGATAGAGTAATACAAATTGTCTATTGTGGGCATAATTTTAATCCTCCATCATTAAGATATTGGTTTCAAACAAATGTAAGATGCCCTCTATGTAGATATGACATAAGAAACTACGACCCTCGGAATGCGATCAATAATCCTTATAGAACGATGACTCCAAGAGTAACAAGGGAAAATATATCTGTCCAGAGAATGGAAGAACTTCTTGCCGCAGAAGTTTTCAATTCATTTGGACAATCAGATAGTAGTAACTCAGGAATAAACACATCGGCTACTCCAAATTCAGAGAGAACTCTTCAAGTTAATGTGGCTAATAGAGCAAACGTCGTATCCAGTATAGCATCTTATATATCACAGGATATTATGGCACAACTAGACAATATACCGATTGACAGTTCAGGCAACATTATGTTGGAATATTCGTTCCGAAACCCTGTAGAATCACAGACAATCTTTCAAGAAAATTCTTCAGATCTATCCGGGAGTATTCAACAAGAAGATGATTGATGCACAAAGGAATTGATTATTCTCTCTAACATATATCACGATGTGGAACAATATAACAACACAAGTTCTTATATTGAATTATACAGCATTATAATTATCGCTTTCATCATAGGAAATGTTTTTTTTACAAAGACAATCACACCTGAGACAAGGAAGTAGACAATTATCGCAGCACGGTGGGTCCTCGCCACAGAAGAACCCTGACGGACCAGCGAACCTAGTTTGGCCGTAATATAGGTTAACTAAACAAAATACTCCCACACCTACACCTACAGGTATAAAGATGTCTTGATGTGCGTTAAGGTATGTAGTGATACTATATAAACCCATCTTTATATCATACATTAATATTAAAGTATTTAATAAAGCACTTAAAGAACTCAACCGATTGGAATATTCTTAATATTAAACTAAAATGAATTTTTAAAAATTGAAATACATTTCCTTATCAGAACCTTCAATAACAATAACAAAAATGCAACAACTACGACAAAAATCTAGTGTCATCTGTTCTCATATATGGCGAGTATGTAATATTTATATTTTATGGATATTTATCCACTATATTTCCGCACAGTTGTATCCCCTCATATGTGCGCCGCGTTCTCTTTTCGGGTTCATAGCTTCACCGTTCATAGTAGCCAGTCCTCATTGCTCCGTTCTCCGATGGTGTATAATACATGGGGCAGAAACAATGACATCTATGTGGGTTATTCTTGGAACATGGTTCCTAACATTAGTAACAGAGAGACACTAATATAAATATTCAACGTTCTGTAGAGGGATATATGATAGTAAAGAAAACCTGTGAGTTAGAGGCTTTTTTTATGAAAATTGATTTAAGAATTCTTCTTATATAATTATTAAATTATGAAAGTGACATTAAAAGCAGGTTGTAATCTAAGCTTTACTCGCAGATATTGTCCTCAAGCAATAGAGGAATATGAACGATGGGGGTTCATATTTGACCCAAATGGCATGAACATACCTGCTACAACCGAAAAGTCTATGGACGAGATTACTGCAATGGTAAAATATTTCACTCACAGGGAAACAAAATATGACTTATCTGGAATGAACCTTCCATATATTCCAAACGCACCATACTATCCTGGTTCTTGTCTAATTCAAGTAACGAAGTTTCTTGAGGGTCCTGGCGCACGCCATTGGGGACGCGAAAAACATGAAGTCGAGTATTATATGAAGTGTGAAGAAGAAATGAATGGCCCTCAGGAAGATATATGGTATATAACCGTGTATGACGAAGATAAGGAGCTTACACTAGAAGAGTATGCGATTCAAAGTCCAAAATCTTCTGTTAGGAGTCATACCGACGAACTTGTAGATTTTGTCCCACCTACTTCTCCCCAGCGAAGTTTAATGACAAATATGTTGGCAATGATGAGTGATGAAAATATTGAACGCCTTTCCTCGATCACGACTGCTATATTTCCCGAATTGTCTATGTGGCAAACATCTAATAGACACACTTCTCATTCAAATCGCCCGACGCAACCATTTATACCAACGCAACAGGTATCTCAAAATACTATTTGGAGCACTGATTCACAGGTTCCACTATACCACAATCACTTCTAAATATACAACCGGACTGAAGGAATAGTAAAACCATGATACTTATTTAGAAACTCGTAAATATTGACAGATAATTTGCGCAATATCCATGTCAGAAACCAACCGACCAACAGAGACATAGATTTGTTGAATTTAAATGTATTTCTCAGAACGTCGTAAGTAACAACAATAAAAATAGATGCTACAACTCCTTCTACGAGATTATGCGCCTTTAATATATCCAAATATGGCATATGTACTTACATGATATTATTTAAGTGTACATTTTTTGTATTTTGCCATTGGAATAGTAGTGAGTAAGGAAACTTATAAGACCGAATATGGCATCGGCGAATAGAAACTTCCACGAACCGGCTCTTTTGTTTATCGCGTTCCATGAGAATAGTCCATAGAGGATCGCATGTACTGGTCGAAGGTCATTCCACCATGCTTTTTGACCGAACCCTCCCTCTTTTCGGTTCCCAGATATATATATGTAGGCAAACCCTAGTGCTGGGAGGGCTGCCAAGTACCCCATTATTGGAAGGTATTTACCATTAATACGTTTCGCCGTGTAAGCCATTAGCAACCTGGCACCCATGCACCCGAATATGAAAAGCAGAAATAGCTTTTTGAAAGGAATTGAATTATTCATATACATATGGAGAGATTATCTAATATGTGATGATATGTCTATACTTATCTCATATAGTGCTTGAGTGCTTGTTTTAAAAATATACAAATATATATAATGTTAAAGCAAAGAAAAAATAAAGATGGTAAAAGAATAGGTAAAAAAATAAGTAAAACAAAAAGGAATAAAAAACGGTCATCAAAAAGGAATAAAAAACGGTCATCAAAAAGAAATAAAAAACGGTCATCAAAAAGAAATAAAATTGTCAGGGGTGGTTCTATCTCAAAATTTTTAACATCTGAAACGAATAATCCAACTGATATAATCGAAATTGGGAGAGGGGGCGCAGGAGTTGCGTATTTAGATAAATCACAACCAGACTCTGTTTTCAAAATTAGTGATAAAAGTGTAACATGTAGAGTTTGGGGTAAAGAAGCATCAATATACAAACAAATGGAGAAATTTAAAGTCGATACACCTTTGTGTAAGATTCTTAAAATGAAAGAATATGAAAACCATGGGGATATCTGTTATATGGAATTAACGAGAGCTTACAATCCTAGAGGAGATGACGCAAATTACACTATACAACCACGATTTCAAGATGATACATATGAATATATTTATAAAGGAAGAGGACATTTCTTAGGAGTATCCAATTTAAAAGCTGAGAACATATTTACAGACGATAACATAAACGATTATATTAGAGATTTAGGTATATTAATGGCAAGATTACATTACAAAGTTAAAAATGATGGATATGATTTGGAATTATTTATATCAAAAGAAGAAAACGGTATTATTATTTACATCGCAGACTTTGACCTATCTGAATTATATAAGGTTATTACTCCTAGAATTATAGAAAGATTAGAATGGTCGTTATCCGCATTTCCATATTTCCCAATTGATGGAAACTTATATGATATTTTTTCAAAAAATTATATTGAGGAAGCTACAAAATATGGTATGAAGGAGACGGCAGAAAAAGTACTAAGATTATATACTGAATAATTATATAAAATCCGGCGAAAGTTAATTATTTACCAAGAAAGGCGGATATCTTGTTTATTTAATTTAATAGCTTGTGATCATAATCAAGTCCTGCCATTTTACTTCTGTATCTGAAGCCATTCAGATTTATGTTGATCATTCCAGAATGCTTCGGATCTGTTAAATCGGCCATTATAATTATATTTTTATAAAAAAATAACAACTTTCATCAATCTTATATTTTTTTTCAGTACGTAAGTCTTTTTAATGATTGAGACTAATGATGTGCTGCGAAGAAGTCTGTAATACTCTGGTCGCCTCTTTTCATGTTATCGGTTTGCCTCAGATATTTATCAAACAGCAGCGCTTTCACCTCTTTATTCCTAAGCGTATCTTCTTTCTTTTTATATTTCTCTGCGTCCGGATAATCCTTTCGCAAATTATCTAATTCTCTTTTCCATGTCCGCAAGGTATGACCTTTCTTCTTTTTGAAACCTTTGAGATTTTCTAGGACTAGGGCAAACACCTGTTGGATGGGTTTCATAATCTGGTTCGTGATATAGAACGAATAGTTGATATGTATATTATTTTCTATGATGTATTCTGGGGTTTCAATACGATCACCTTGTAGAGCCTTCTTGTTAGGATTGTCGATATACACGAATGCTATGCGGTCTCCATTGCTCGGCTTATTCCCCGAATCCCTCGCACCCATTCTATCCGCCAAGACCTTGTGTGCTATCTGTTTTGGGTTCTTATATCCTGATCTTAAAGCCTTCGTAATAATAAGCTTGTCCATTCCATACTTCTCATCAACTATATTCTGTAAACACGTCGTCAGAAATTGAGCTGCCTTTTCTACATTTTTATCCTTCATCAAGATATCTATGACGCCTCCATAAATATCTTTTACTATCGGTGCATTGTCTCTGCGCTTCAATACAATACCCATGGACTTCCGTTTGCACTTCGTCGGGTCATTTTCATACAGCATACCTACATACCGTTTCTTCGACAACAAGCAGAATGGGAGAAACGTCTTCTCATACTCAAGGTCGTGTGGCTTTTTCAAGAATTTAGTGGCAAGCTTTCCAGCTTCTTTTGCGAGCTCAATAGTAATCTCCAACGCCTTCTGTCCCAGAATATCCTCTCCAGTCAATTCTTTAAGGTTGAACTTGAAGAACACAGAGTCCGTATCTCCATATACATACTCCGCATTCGTTTTTACCTGTCCGTGATTTGTAGTGTCAACAATTCTATCCTTATAGCCTTCTTCGATAACACGCTTTCCATAAGTCAAGAGTTTTCTGCCTATAGCAGTCGTAGAGGCGGCACAATCTTTTTCATAGAACGAACTCGTTTTGGCACCGGTTTGACCGTACATGGAATTCGCTGTGACTTTGATACTCTGTTGCCTCTTATCAAGAATGTTCTTCATAAAATCGTCCTTTTCAAGCGGTATGAGCTTTCTCGTCGCCTTCCTCGCCGCCAAGAGTTCCTCGAGAATTGCAGGCATAATACCCAGTCCGTCAGGAAATTGTGCGAATCTACATTCTTTGTATCCTATCTTCACTTTCTCCATTGCTGCTTTTGGGCGACC